TTATTGGAGATATTTATGCAAGAATTACCAGTTGTTGAAAAAGGTATTGAATTACCAAAACCCAACTATAAAGAAAAGTGGAATTTTCATAGATTAGAAGTAGGGGATAGTTTTGCTATACCGTTTACTGACGAAAGAGAAGTAACACGTTTACGAACTTCAGCTTCGGCTCATGGTCAAAGGCATAGGGCTAAAATAACCACTCGTACAGTTTACGAGGAAGGCGTTAAGAAACTAAGAGTTTGGAGAGTTGAGTGAGTAAAAAAAGTAAAGAAGATATAGGAGGTTTTTATAAAGACCCTCGTGTTATGAAGTACTCAGACCTAACAAAAGCTAACGAACACGCAACAAAAAATGATTACAACAGAGCGTTAAATATCGACAAGTTTTTTATGACTATCAAAAGGTTTGGGTATGAGCCTGAAGAATTACTATACCCTGTGCTTCCTTTATGCGTACATGAACATGCTCAAGGTAACAAAGTTGACCCTCATATGAGAGTAAAAATTGTAGGACCATTTGATGAAGAAACTGGTTTAGTGGTCCAAGGAATTTTAGATTGTTGCTTTGATATCTTCACTAAATTACCTGTATATGACCTTGAAAATCGTAAACTTATGAAAATGAATTAGGTTATAATAAATTATGTCTATAAAAATATTAGAAGAATATTGGAGGGATCAAGAGTATGCTACTCCCTTTGAAGTTTTAATGTTGGCTAAAGTCGATGAATCTTCAGAGAGCTACCTCAAACGTAGAGACGGACACATTATTTTAATGATAGCTTTTAAACATCTTAATGAAGAAAAAGAAATTAACACCTAAGCAAGAAAAGTTTGCACAGAACGTGGCTAAAGGTATGACTCAAAAAGATGCTGCCATTAAAGCAGGGTACAGTGAAAAGAAAGCTGTTAAAACAGGTTACGAATTAGCCAGTAAAAATAACCCTCACGTACAGCAAAAAATACAAGCACTTCAAGAAAAAGCCAGTAACAAAGTGGCTCTTGATTTAGCTACACATCTTACCGACCTAAAAGATATACGAGAGGGAGCTTTGCGTAACGGAGCATGGTCAGCAGCAGTCACTGCAGAAGTGGCTAGGGGTAAGGCAGCAGGACTGTACGTTAATCGTAGTGAACTGACCGTCAACCGTGTGGACGTTATGTCAAAAGAAGAAGTCTTAGAACGTATGAAACAACTCTATCATGATACAGGTGGCATACTGCCTACTGGTAAAGTGATAGAACTAGAGAAAGAAGAAACAGAAAATGTCGAATATTCATTACCTAAAGGGAGCACTTAAACACTTCAACCCTCAGTTTGACCACTGGGATGAACCTGTCGTGCGTAAAACTAAAAACGGTATGGTCTATGGTAGACCTAGTCGTGGCTTTGGTGACGCACCGTTTGAATATGCTGGTAAGCATATGAATCCTGAACCGTGGACTCCTGAACTAGAGGCTATAAAAGATCAAGCTGAAAACTTAGCTAGTGCTATTTATTTAGATTCAATTAAATTTACCTTTTGTCTTTGTGGTTTATATCCTGGTGAAGAAGGCATACCCCACCACAGTGATACCGTACCTACTCTTGATGATGTGGTTGTGTCTGTAAGTTTTGGTGCACCTAGAGTTTTTGCTTGGCGTACTTACCAAAACCCTATTAAGAAACACACTAATACTAGCGATATTTTTTTCGAGGAAAATTTCCTAAACAAAGAAACGTTTTATATTTTAGAACACGGAGACGTACTTATATTTGACGGTCACAGTCAAATGAAAAGTACTCACGCTGTGCCTGATTTACCTTTAGCTGAAGAAAGAATTAATTTAACCTTTAGGTCAGGTCTATGAAAAAAACTGCGTATAAAAAATTTGATCAACTTATGAAGTCTGGTAGGCTACAAAAAGTTATCAAATTTGCGATAGGCAAAAATAAGAATGTCAAAAAACAAAAAAGAAGCTAAGCACGTTCAAGTTATGAAACTTTGCATCATGACTGATGAAGATGTATTTAATGACAAAACATCTATTGATGAGATGATGGAAATAGTGGCTGAGCACATTGAAAACAAAAAATTCTATTTTGAATTAATAAACCCAGCGAGGAAAAAAGATGCCTGAGTACAGTAAGTTAGCACCATACAGATTAAAGAATACTATGCTGGGTATAAACAGTAGTTGGTGCATAGACAAAACAACTATCGAATTAATCCAGGAAAGCGAACCTACCATACAAGAATATGAAGACAAGTGGGCACAGGTCAATATCGAAAATATTGTACAGGAGTACGTAAAGGAAGAAGTAAAAGACGTTTACTCTATACCGTTATTTACTGAAGAATTTTGTACCATGATGCTTGATGAAATAAAAAATATGGAAGAAGTTTTTGGTTTTGATGTTAACCCTACCGAAGATAAACTTAGACAAATACCAGAGATTACGCTTCATGACCGTTGTCCCGAGTTGTTTAATAATATGTGGAGCGTGGTACTTAATTATATGAACCCTGTCTTTATGAGTATTTGGCAACGGTACGTGGACCGTCCTGGCTCAATACAGTTAGCGAACTACAACTTAGCTGATAAGAATCAAGGTGCCTGGCATCATGATACGTCTGCAGATATTAGCGTTGTAGTTCCCTTAAATACTGGTGAATATGAGGGTGGTGGTACAGAGTTTCATGGTAGGGGAGTTGTAGATCCGCTTCCGTCTGGTCATGCTTTATTCTTTCCTAGTTTCAGTCACTTGCACCGTGGGCTACCAGTTAAAAAAGGCGATAGATATTTATTAGTGTTCTGGTTATTAGGAGCATTTGAATAGTATAATGATGCTAACAAAAACCTTTTATCTTTTTTACATCTAAGGTTTAATAAAATTAGGTTAAGTTTAAGGCGTTCGAGTCGCCAAGAAGGAAAACGCTACTTTGTTAGAGGTGAAGAACCCATAAGTGGCTAAGTGTGAAACTCAAGTCGCCAAGAAACGCAATATCTCTTATTCTTAACTTAGTGGTGCAGTATGGTAACGTCGACACGATTGCTTAATGAGGACTAAATAATTGCCACCAAATCCTCGCCACGCCTTTTAGTTTAGTGGGGCTACACGACAACAGTATAAGAGTTAGGTTGGTAACCTATCCGCCTCACGCCTTTTATTTTTACATAGGGCTTTATTATTTTTGCGATGTAAGGCTAAATAACCTTATAGGTAATTTTTTAAAAACAAGGAATAATTATGAAACCACCACGTTTAAAACTAGTTAGCAATAACCCCGACCTGACTACATACTATGTACCGTTTACTTCTATACAGGTTGACTATTATCCAATAAAAGCTATCAGCCCTGAGCAAGCCATTATGAAAGCTAACGCAGGTGAATTTGAACGTTTAGAAAAACGTGTGTCGCTTATAGAAACTGCTAGTAATGTGGTTTACGATCACTTGAATATTGACCCCAGTGAGTCTTTTGCTAGAGATATAGACATATACGATATAAAAGAACAAAGCTATGACCAAGTACTCAACAATTAATAATGACTAACCTCTGTACGTGGTGCGGAGAACCTATTAAACAACCTGAAGGTGTTGGTCGCCGTAGAAAATTTTGCTCAGATGAGTGTTCAAAACAAAAGAATTATTCTCTCAATAAATCTGTTTATGCAGAAAGTGGTATGGGAGCGTGTGGTCCTATAGGTCTTATAGAAGGCGAACACGTTAGTACCTCTTGGGCAGGTTCTTATGACGAACATTACGTTGACCCTGTTATACTTGCACAAGCTGAACTAATTGAAAGCAACATTGGTTATGCGAATGAAATTCAGCGTTCTAAAAATAAAGGTATTTCAATGCGTAGAGATGGAGGCTGGTCAAAACCTGTGTCGCCAAGAAACCTCAATCGTTTCGTGTAAAAAAACTTTCTGATCTAACTTTACTAAAACTCCGATCGTTTATACTATATATACTGGTATATTTATATACCCATTTATAGGAGAATGTATGGCTAATAAAACAGCTACCAAAAAGTCAATGCTAAGCAGTGCTAAGACTCAAACTGAAACTGCTACAACAACGCCGAAAGTTAAATTCGGTAAATATAGCCCAGACGCTAAATTAAAAGCGACTGGGAAACGAGTAACAGCCGAGCACAATAATGAGCGTGTAAAAGCTGTCAGTGGTAAAACAATCAAAGAAGCTATAGCTACTGGGTTGTATACCATGAGTGGTATCAGATATGACATTGAAAAAGTCAAAACTCTTGAGATCGCTTAGTTTTGCTCAATGTAAGGTGGGGTTAAGTTTTACCCCATCTTACTTTACTTTGTTTTTGATCAGTTTTAAATTTAATTACTTAAATAAATACCTTAGGAGGTAGTATGAAAGAAGAAAATAATGGCTTACGAGCTATACTGATTGACCCTTTTAAAGAAAAGGTTCGTGTTGCGTACCCTGTCAGAGACGATTATATGGCGGAGTTAAAAAAGTGGATGGATATATCTTGTATT